ACAAGCAATGCTGCGTAGCCCCAATGGCCTGTCACCAATAGACAGGTCAATAAGATGACGAATGCCGCGCCCATTAGAGGATCAAACTCGTTTGCTCTGGCTCATTCGCCGTGTCAGGCTGCGACGGCGCTTCGATGGTCGGGATCTCCTGCCAACGCGCGTTGCCCGTCTGCTGAAAGCCCTGCGGACTGTTGTAGCCTTCGACCCACAATTGGCAAAGCAGAGCGTTGCCGTTGTGCTGTTTGATCCACGCGATCTGTGCAGTGGGTTGCCACTGCGTGAAATTACTCATGAATTAAACCCCGCGAGTGCTGCGCGTAGCGCTTCGATCTTTTTGTTATCCAGTTCAATCTTAGACAACGCAGTGTCGAGTTCAGCGAGGCAGTCGAGTGCCTCTTGGACTTTCGCTCTCGCCATCTGAATTGGAGACATGGGCTTGATATCTTCGACTGTAGTTACGACGGACTTCACTGTTTCTTCCTCAACTATGGTAAATGGATATTCTGATTGACCGGAATCGTCGCCATCGGACTCTGCGTCCAACTGTTCCAACGCCTCCTTCAGTCGATTCTTGGGCTTTACTTCAGGGTCAAATGACACGCCAATCTTTTTAAGATTGGAGACTGCGTTACGGTATGCATGTGGATCGCCGCAGCGACGCAGGTGAACCATTCCTTTACCGTCTTTGGCATACACGGTAGCAGTGCTGTTGTCTCTGTTGGGTGACCAACGAAACCCCTGATCTCCCGCAATGCGCAGGAGATCATTGATGTTACCTTGTAGACTCATTTTACCCATAGCGGCTGATCTCCCGGGCGAGATACCACTGCGCTTTCTTCAGATCTTCAAGACCGTTCTTACCAACGTGACGCAGTACGTACTTGATCACGTTGCCCAAACGATAGTTGAGATCAAACGCTTCGATGACATCCACCGCTTCGATGCCGTTACGCTTGTAATGATCCGGGTTGATCGGATCAGAGATGACAAAGTACGGTGGCTCAACCGGAAACGGTTCTGCCTGAGCAAGTAGTTCAGAGATATTAGTCTTCTCGGCGTACAGCGGCTCCTGCAAGGCGTGCATCATTGCCGACTTCGTTACTTCTAAATGCTTCGTCATCGTGTCGAGATACTTATCCCCAACCTTCTTGTCAGACTCTTCGCGCATCTTGCGGTGGATCTGATAGACCAATGCTTTGGTGCAGCCTACCTTCTTCACGATGGTGTCTGCCGTAAGATCTTTCTTGAGCAGTTCACGCACTTGTACTGACTTGTTCAACTTCTTCTTCACCACTTTTCCAACTCCTTGCGTAGGTTGTCTACGTTTGTTTCATCGATCACGAATGAACGCCCACCTGCTTTACGAATCTCACTCATGTGATGCAGTTGCAAAGCCGTGGGCTTGTTCCCGTTTGCCTTCACTTCTATACCAAAGAATGCGCCCTGAAAACAAACCAAAAAATCGGGGACGCCTGAGTTGCCAAAACCAGTGCCTAACGGCATGGCGTAGTACGCTCCCATGTCCATTAGAATCTTTTTAACCTTTGCCTTCACCTTTGATTCCGGTGTAGTGCTTCCCATTACTCTCTCCTCGCATCTCGTCTATTAACCAACCGGGAAGAACTACGGTATAGATATGCTCGCTGACACGCCACCCTATTTCATCGTAGGACTCTGGGTAATGATGATTCCTATACACATGCTCGTTCGCAATGAAATGATCCCCCGCATTATTCATCGCTGAATGTTGCGGCACAGTAAAGATCAGGGCCAGTTTCCGCTTAATCTGTTTGGGGAGTGTCGTAGGAGTGTAGAGCCGCTTGTGCCCTATACCGACGTACGCAATCACATGTCCAGATACTCCATTATCGTCCGTATAGATCCAAAGAGGTACACGCCACAGATCACTCATGCCCACCCAATTCATATTGAGTGGGGCGAGAGTGTCCAAAAACTTTTCCAGTTTCATAGAGATTACTTGTCGAACATGAACCATTGGTGCGTATCAGAGTAATCGCCTTGTCGCCATGCCACAGTGCCCGTCTCCGGGTAGAGCGTCAATTCACCAACGTTCGGTATGAAACCGTCCGCATCGCGCGGCACCTGATGCTCGCGACTCAACTTGAGCATGGTTAACGTACCCTTGACACGTCGGCCCGTTGCATTGGCGATCCAGTTATCTAACTCATCAATGGTGTTGAAGCACTGAAACGGAAACGTGATGCCTGAATTCTGGTGAATGTAATTCGACTGATTCTTACGTATCGCATCGATGTGTTCCGACAAGTCGATTCCACCAAAGTACCACCGCTCGCTATGACCTATCTTGGAATGCAGGATGAGGTACTTATCTCCGGCAAGATAATTCTCAACGGTCTTGACGTACTCATTGAACTTGGCATCGCGCGTCTCGTAGAAGTTCATCAACGCTTCGATGTCTCGCAGCGGCTCCTTGGGCACCGCAATGCGTTGCGCTCCGCCCACAGCCATCCGCACGGCCCACTGCTGCGCAACGTAATCCAGTTCGAACGTACTCGCAGTCTCAGTCGGCTTGAATTTCTCGGTCATCTTGCTCATCAACCGCCACATGCCAACCCGGATGAATGAGTCAACGTCCTTGATCGAATCCTTGATCCTCTGTGAGCCAGAGTTATCACTACCCAGACGACGCAAGACGTATCGAAGGTTCTTGCTTTCGATCACATCGTTGAAGTGCCCACGGGGCCAGATAAGCGGCTCGACAGGAGTCTGGATCTTGACCGAATCATTCTGCACGGCGACGCGCAACGCACACGCGCCGGACGCCGCGCTGAAATAAGCGTAGTGCTCACGATAGGGATTCATCCCTGCCACATCGACGGCGCTGCACGTCAGCCCCGCCGTGAACTCGTAGCCCTTGAGGGCTACGATCATGGGCCACACAGGAGACCTTTTGACCTCCTGCATCTGCTCTTCAGTGAACATGCGAGGATAGAAATACTTGGACAGACTCATGGCTTACTCCTTACTTGAACTTGACTGACTTGCCGACAGGCGGCTTAAAAGAATCATTACCCTTGACAACCCAAAGGGCCGGTATGCGGGCATCCCATTTCACGTCCGGTTCGACGTACCCATCGGTGAACACGACCATGCAATCGGCGGTCATGCGCTGCGCAGTCAGGTAGTCGCTGACGCAGCCCACGCGCGTACCGCCGCCGCCCTGCGGCTTGAGGACATCGGCGAGGTTGCTATAGTTGTCGTACAGCACCTGCTCACCGTGCACGTCGGTGTCCCACCACAACACGACCACCTCCTCCGGACGCACCTGCTCACAAATCAATGCCAGTGATCCGCACACCCGGGAGATGTCATCCTGACGTATCGACCCCGACGTATCGATGGCGACGATCAGACGACCGATGCGCTCAGAGATTGTCGATGGCCTATACAAATCATCGGCGAGACGGCGAACGTTAAACCGACGGAACGAATACTCATCGCGCCCAGACATCGATTGCGTAACGAACTCCTGCATGACGTCGCGATAGTCTTCCTCCGGCTCCAACAGTTCCTTGATCGCGCGCGGCACATCAACGCCCATCGCACCTGCGATCAGCGCGGACTGCTGAATGGCCTGATCGATCTTGGCCTCCTGCTCCTTGATGTCATCGCCCTTGGCACCGCTGACCTTGCTCCAGTCGTGCTTGTCGCGCGGTGTGGTGTCGTACTGCTTGCCACCGATCTCGACCGACGATGACGGCTCCGACTGCCCCGGCTTAGGTTGCCCCGCGCCTTGGTTCTGGCCCTGACCCTTCTTGCCCGGGGCCGGATTGCCCTGCTGTTTGCCGTCCTTGTCCTGCCCCGTCTTCAAGAAGTTATATACCTGACGCACAGACCAATTGCGGAACTGCGGGTCGAGCAGCGGGTTCGGCCCCCACTTCACGAACGACGGATCCTGCATCCGAATCTGTTCGATCCAATCGTTGACCACATAGTCCGCCGCAGCGTTGGTCAACTGCGGGTCTTCCTTCCACAGGTCACGGTGACGTGGAAGGTGCTTGAGTACGACATGGAACGTCTCGTGAAGTACGACCTCGACGATCTGCTCAATGCTCAGGCTGTTCAGGTACTCCATCGCGTAATACTTGTTTACGCCATCGGTGTACGCCGTGGGGCATCCCGACTCAGCCGCAGTCACAACCTTCGACTCGCCCAACATCAACACACCTGCGTACAGGTACGTCAACTTGTGCTTCATGATGCGCAAGTGCGCGCGCTTGAGATTGGTCTCGGCTTGCTTCATCAGATCAACGGCGGCGGTCATAGCACCAACTCCTTCTGTTCGACTTTGATCTTGAACCCCAGAGCCTGAATGGTCTTGAGATCCATACGCTTCAGCGTCTTGGTTCCAGTCAACTGGGTGAAACGGAAAGCGGTCTCGTTGACGGGGTAGAAATGTTCTACCCCATACACACTCCGCGACTCGATGATTACTGTGTCCATTACATCAACACCTCGTAGTTGTCCTCAGACCACTTGGCGATCTGCGCATTGCGCATCGCCATGCGAGCGGTGCGTGGCGACTGCACAAGCATCGTGAAGAACACACCCTGAATCTCAATCGACTGGATGCGATTGGCCCACTGCATGAAGCCCGACAACTCGTCCTGCGTCTCCAACATGTCGACCGCATTGAACAGGGTCATCAGCAACGCACCTGCGTTGTCCGGCACCGCGACGGTCGGATCCTTGAGGATCTTCTCGACCGGGATGATGTCCTTCTCCATCTGGATGAACGTCGACATCATCTGACCCGCAGCGTCACCCAACAGGCCGTGCAGACCGTCCGTGACCAGATCGTCCCCAAGGAACGCGCGATCCCGAATGACCTCGTCAGCCAACGCGAGCGAGCGAGGCGACACGAACTGCGTCTGACCTGCACGGCGCGGGTTGAAGATGTACGGGTTATCGTCCTGACCCTCGTCGAGGTACGACGCCATCATGCGAGTGTTCATCGCCACGCAAGAGCGCGTGATGACGCTGATGCCGTTCTCACCTGCCCACAGGTTCCACTCCTTGGCGGTGCACTTGCGCATCTTGAGCCGCATCAAGCGGTTGGCAGAGTGCGCTTCGATGGTGTCGTTCACACCGTCCGACGCATGGTTGGACGTCGCGAACACGATGCTCCCGGGCGGCAGCGCCACGTCGCCAATGATTCTCTCAAGCGTCAAGCGAGTGAACATCTTCTTGAGCAAGCGGTCAGTCTTCAGATACTCGTCGAGCATCAGGACGATGGCCTTGCCCGATCCCAACTTGAGCCGCGCGCTGATGTACGTGACCAGTGCTTTCTCGTCATGGACGGGGATGTCCATCGCGAGCGCGCCCTCAAGGATCGTGGGGCAGTCGAGGTATACGTACTCGTACGCATCGCCCATCTGCTTCTCAAGCGCCTTGAGGATGCTCGACTTGCCTGTCCCCGGCTCGCCTTCGATGAGGACGGTGACGCGCTTGCCGATGCGCTGAATCATCTTGATGCAACCCGCCATCGACGTGAAACGGGTGAACTTAACGGTACTCATTTGAACTTCTCCTAACTGATATGAACTGACTGGGTACTCTTACACACGGAACTTCGACAGGATGTCGGACACCTCCTCGTGCACCTGCGCGCGCAACGTGACCGACTCCTTCAGGGCCGGGACGCTCATGTCACGTAGAACATTCTCAAGCGACGTGCGAGTGTCGATCAGGTTGGACGGCAGTGCATCCGCCATCGCCCCAATCGTGTCGCACATCTCCAACGCCTTGGTGATCGTGTCCTCGTACAACTTCCGCTTGGTCACCTTGACCTCGCCGTTGTCACCCACGGTGGTCACGACCTCGCAGCAGTGGGCTATGGACTTCATCACCTCCGCAAGCCCTGCGCTCATGTCCTCGACGATGTTGTCGAGCATCTGGCGGGTGCGCTTCTGGTAGTGGGCGCGCTCGTCCTCGACCGCCTCCATCGCAATGCGAGTGCGGAAGTCATCCAACGGCACGTCCATCACGGTCATCTCCGCGCTGAACGCGCGACGCGCGCGCAACTCCGCCACGGTCGGGTAATCGTTCGCGTTGTACAGATCGCCCTGCGCAGTCACGGCCTTGTTCGCGACAAGGAACGGATACGCATCGTAGAACTCCTCCTCCAACTTGGCAGTGCGCTCCGCATGCACCGCCCAATCCTTGCGAACGCGCAGCATCCGATTGATCGGCACCAACTTGAGCGAGCCGCACCACTCGTACGACACGACGTTCAGCCAGTTGTAGATCGTCTGGCGATTGTTGATCAGCGCGCGGTGTTCGGCACACCCTGCGAGCAACTTCTTGACCGTCGCAACGGCGTCGCGGTCAGCGTTGTTCTCAGCAGCCACCTTGTCGCTCAGGCGCTTGTCGGTGCGGGTGCCCGTCCAGACGCTGATGTCGACGGCAATGAGCCGCGCGGATGAGGCAAGCGACGTCACATGCTTGCTCGGTTCGATGGTAATCGTCATTACAAATACTCCTAAATGACTGTCTGCGTTAGGGTGCTAACGCACCGTGAAAAACTTCGATCAACTCCGGGCGCAACTCGCCCATGTCGGATAGTATAACCTTTCTTGATGTATTAGTCAACCCATGCCCGGAACCCCGCGCGCGACAAAAACCAGTGCCTACCCTTTTCGGCGCGCGCGTGTAGAAGTTGGCCCGTCGAGTGCGGCTCATCACGCCCTCCACTTCATCAGAACATTCATAACCGATCCATACGCCACGATCACCGCCACGCCCACGACAAACAGCATGGCTCCGATGATGATCAGGTCAGCCAACGCAATGAATATTTCGCTCATGATCAACCCTCCAATGTGCGACCCGGGCGGGTCAGTTGCTTCAGCATCGTCCGGTCCGTGACCGGGACATAGTTGCTCTTGTGCATGGGCACGATGGTGTGCTTGACCGCGCGCGCGATACGCTCACGCTCGGCCATATGATCCTTGTATGTGACGCAGTCCTCGCAATCCCCGCAGCCGCAGGTTCGCCCCACGGCAATGCGCTCCGCCAGTCGGGCCTGTTCGCGCGCAAGATTGATCATTTGGCGTACCTCACAAAGTCGATGGCGTCCTTGACGGTCCACTTGTGCAGGGGCTTACGCACGATCTCGTGCAGTCGCTCGTGTGCGATCAACGCCACGCGCTGCTCGTCGGTGGCCTCGTCCCACAGTTGCTGATCGATGTTGGCTGGCTTGACCATGATCATTTGAGATTCTCCTTGCTCACGTACATGGTCATGAACTTGAACGGTATGTCGCGAGTCTTCACTTTGTTCGTTCCTGCGATCTCGTCAAAGATTGACGGCGGTTGCGGTTCATCCCCGCACGGGGCATTGATGTGGGCCTGATCGCGCTCCCATCGGTTCACCTGCGCCATGTCGCGGAAGTGTTCGAGCGCGCGTTCCAGTTGATCAATGCGGTGTTGCATCTCGCACATGGCGAGGTCACGGTCTTTGCTGTAGGTCATTTAAGATTCTCCTTACGCTGCAAGTTTTTTGATGTTGGACATCACGGCAGTGCCGCCGTGGGCTTGAATGACAATCGAACCGTGGCGGTTCGTGGCCGTGCCATTGCATGCGGTGCATGCATCGCAGGTCATTTTCTTCCCGGCCTCTTCCGATGCGGGACAGATGGCCTCGCCTTTGATGCGCGCAACATGAGAGGGCAGAGCGACACGGAACGTGCGCCACCCATGACTCTGCGCAAGTGCGGCCTCTTCGATGTTGTCCACGGATGCCATACAGATGCTGCGCAGGGCCGCGACGTCTGGAAACTGTTTCCATTGATGGGTGTAGCCCGTGTGGCCTACGGCATCCGCTAGCAGGTCATGCCATACCGTCAGAGGGACAGCCGCAGGATCCCCGTAGGTGCCGATGCGCACGAGACGGGCACGACCGATAGCGCGACGTTCAAAATTCGTCAGTGCATCAGGGTAACCGCCACGCATAAGAGTCTTGTAAACGACGAGAGGCCCTTGCCCCACATTCACGTAGCAGGTGCGGCCCTTGCCTGTGCCATCGCCCCGGTGTTTGCAATCCCCGCAGATGGATGCGTCATTGCCCGTCTTGATGGCATCCGTGGGTGTGATGTCCGCGCGCAAGATATGCGTCTGGATCATGTTGCCCGTCTTACGATTCTTGGATGTGATCTTGAGGCCGACTGCCACGACCACGATGGGTGAACCATCGAGCATCGACGGGCCGCGATAGATGACACGACCGTTGGAACTATTCATAACTGACTCCTTACTGACTGGAGTGCGTTAGCACGCTAACGCACCAAATATTTTTCAACTCGCTGTGGGCGCAACTTGCCCACATCAACCATTATACTCTTAAATGACCCTTAGTCAATAGCGGGAAAGTTTTGTTCCCGGCTTGTTCCCGTTGTTCCCGAAAATGAACTTATGGAATGGAACAGAAATGGGCATGTTTTTGATGGGGCGAGAACAGGTAAGTTCTTGATGTGTATATATTATTTATTAGAAAGTTATAATATATATAGGGGTTTGTTCCCGTTGTTCCAGCATATTGAAAAATGAACACGGAAGGATTGCCGATTTTTCCTCAAAATGAGTTAGAAAATTTCTAAATTACGCTTGCTGTCCATTCGCGCGCGAATCGTCTTTTGGCTTCATTTTCGAAAAATGCGGGAACACGGGAACAAACCGTGTTTTTTCCAACGATTACAATGTCTTGGGTGTTCCTTTTAAAAAGAACAAAAGGAACAAAAAACGCCCTTGCGGGAACAAAACAGGTGCGTTAGGCACCTAACGCACTTCATTTATGGAGTTCCTAAACCATGCGGCTCACGCGCGCGACGCGCACGCCACGCGCGCACAAGTCACTGGTATTTTTTCTGGCGTAGCCAGAAAAAATATGATAGGCTGCTCCGCAGCCTATCACCGAATCGGACCGGCGGCGCGCCGCCGGATCGGACCCGGAGCGCGGACAAAAAAAAGCCGGAGCGCCTTGCAGCGCTCCGGCTCAGTGATCGCAGCGCGATCAGTCGCGGTAATACGGACTATAGATTACATCGTGGTCCGCATGCGCGTTGGCGTCCTCCTCTTCCCATGCTAGGCGCATTGCGTCGCGGATCGCGGCAGCATTCCGCACCGCTTCACGCTCTGCCATATCGAGCGCGATGTCACCGCCGATCCCGAACCCGAGCACGCCGATACCAAAGAAGACCATAAGCAACGCATCATGCGCATGCATGAGCGCGCCGACAATCATTAGAAGAAGACCGCAAGCGGCGGTCACACCAAAGAAGATACGATTGGACATGATGTAGATTCCTGCTAGGTGAAGAAGGACCGACGGCGAGCGCCGCCGGTCCGTTGGGTTTAGGCCTTCGCCTTGATACCCGTTGCGGCTCGCGCCGCGATCAGGTGATCCGCAACCGCCTGTGCAAGCGGAGCCTTGATCACCCTTGCCTTGACTGCCGTATCGATCTGGTCAATCACGTTATCGATCAGCGCCGCGAGCGCCGCGATGTTCAACGGCTTCGCCTTTGCGCGGGTCGCGGACTTATCAGACTTTTCCTTTTCTGCCTGTACCCGCTCCGCTTCATCCGCGCTGTACAGCGCATCGACTTGCGCGCCCTTGCGCTGCGCGCGCCCGGCATCGAAGAACGATGAATACATTACGCGAACGCGACCATCGATCCGCTTGCGAAACGCCGTCATGGCCTCCCACAGCGCCCTATCTTTCGCTTTCAGGTGCGCGATTGAAGTATGGGGGACGCATGCGGCAGTCGCCGATACCGTGACGTCGGCAGGTCGCGGATCATCCTTCGCCATGACCAGAAGCGCATCCTTTTCGCCCCGACGGTAGCGGAGCGTCGGCTCAGTCGCGATGTACTGGTCGCGGATACCCGCACAGATTGCGTCGCGGGTTTCCGCCTTAACAAGCGCCGGGTCATTCGTGAAGTCAACGCCACCTAATTTTGCGTAGGCGATAAACAATGCGCGTTCGACGCCTTGCGCTTGCATGCGTGATGCCGCGATAGCACCGAAGTCATGCCATCCTTTGCAATCGCGGAGTTGATCCGCAATCGTATCGAGAATCGCCTCATTCGCCTTTAGTAGATGCGCCGCGCGCTCTGCGCGAGTCGACACTACCGAAACATCCGCCGAAGCGGTAATAACTGGACTATTCATCACTGAACCTCACTGATTCGCGGTAAGCGCCGCGCCGCTTCCCCTACTGGGGAGCCGCTAGATTACCACCGTCAACTATGATTGCAATAGGTGATGCAATCTTTTTTCGAAGATTTTTTTAGTGCGTTAGCAGGCTAACGCGCCTGTTTTTTGTCGCAATCGCGGCGCAATCGCGACCGATTCTAAGGCGCTCTGCGCGGCGCGCCGCGCCGCCTATGTCATGGCATAGGCAAAAATAAAAACCGCTCATTCGGCCTTTCGCGCGGTCGATCCGCCGAACCCACCGGCCCCGCATCCCCCGATTTTTGCGTTGGAGTCCCGTAGCCGAGCCGCCGCTTGAATTCACACAAACAACGCCCTCTTTTTTCAAACTTCGTGGATGAGGCCCTCTTTTTCCAAATACCCCCCTCGTACTCTCATTTTTGTGACCCGTTTCACGTTTATTTTGGGGCCGTTACCCATCATCTAGGACTCTATTAGGAAACACCCCCCTTGATGGAACCTTAAGGTTCCCGTATAAGTCCCATATATCTTGGGGAGACCCATGCACATGTTGATTGACTGCGAACCGACCATTGAGTCAGACATCCCATTACCGAAGCGAGCAGCGGATGCCATGCCCGAGTTGAGTCCCGAAGAGGAACTCAACATGCGGGCGCGAACGATTAAACTCCTAGCCGATCTCAACGGGTCAGCGCTCTCTCCGGATGCCACTCATATAAAAGAGGCGGAGTCTTTGGCCCGTCAGATGATGACGGACCCGTCCGCTCGGCCCCAGTACGCCAAGTACCCGAACGAGACGATGGCTTATTTGGCGGGGATGATCGCCCAAACCAACTGCATGCTGGTCAACGAACTGTCTGACCTGAAACTCTACGTGGTCAACAAGTTGGTCTATGAGGTAGAACACGCACAGACGACGAAAGATCGTTTGACCGCCCTCAGAAGTTTGGGTGAGATCGACGGTGTCGACGCCTTTAAGAAGCGTTCAGAGACCACCGTGCTGGTAAAGCCCTTGGAAGAGGTCGAGAAAGAACTCCTCAGCGTACTCGACAACATCGAATACACAGTTTTGGACTCCAACGAGAATGCAAATGCTGTCGATGACGTCCCAGAAGAGGTTGTAGAGGGCGATACCGAAGAGTACGGCCCAGATGAAGCCTAACGCTTCGGCAATATTGCCCCCGGGCTTGTCAGCATCGGACATCGCGAGGCTCCGTGCGGCCCTTCCGACCATGCCGGAGGCACAAAAGCGCAAAACGGCAGAGTTGTTGGTCAAGTATTACAAAGAAAAAGTCAAAAAAGTCGGAAAAGACGATTTTTTATCTTTTATCAAGCACGTTTACCCCGGTTACAAAGTCGGTCCGCACCATTATCGGCTTGCCAAGATCTTTGAAGACGTTGCCGCAGGGCAGAAAAAACGTGTGATCGTTAATATTGCCCCCCGTCATGGCAAGTCGGAGATGATTTCCTACCTTGCACCGGCATGGTTCTTGGGGAAATACCCCCAGAAAAAGGTCATCATGGCCTCTCACACTGCCGATTTGGCGGTCAATTTCGGTCGTCGGGTGCGAAATCTGGTCGGTTCCGACCTCTATAAAGACATTTTTCCGCAGGTGGAACTGCAAGCCGACAGTAAGTCGGCCTCGCGATGGGGGACGAACTTCAATGGAGAGTATTTCGCTATCGGTGTGGGCGGCGCTCTCGCTGGTCGGGGTGCTGATCTATTCATTATTGACGATCCGCACTCTGAACAGGATGCAAAACAAGGGTTGCCCCATGTGTTTGAACCGGCGTGGGAGTGGTTCCAGTCGGGTCCAATCCAACGTCTGATGCCCGGAGGCGCAATCATCGTCGTCATGACGCGGTGGTCGAAGGCGGATCTCACGGGGCAGATCATTGACCACATGGTCAAGAACGAGGACTCGGCGGAGTGGGAGGTGGTCGAGTTCCCCGCCATCCTGAACGATCAGCCGCTCTGGCCCGAGTTCTGGCCCTTGGAGGAGTTGCTCGCCAAGAAGGCCGACATGGACGTGCGGTACTGGCAAGCCCAGTACATGCAGCAGCCGACGTCCGAAGAGGGCGCGTTACTTAAAAGAGAGTGGTGGCAGATCTGGGAGGCGGAGTCCCCGCCCCAGTGCGAGTTCATCATCATGAGCCTCGACGCGGCCCAAGAGGCTAATAACCGAGCCGACTACAACGCGTTAACGGTCTGGGGCGTGTTCTTCAACGAAGAAACCAAGTCACGTAACATTATTCTACTCAATGCCATCAAGGAACGTCTAGAATTCCCCGAGTTGAAGGCGATGGTCTTAGAGCAGTACAACGAATGGAAGCCCGACTCTTTCATCGTTGAGAAGAAGTCTAACGGAGCGGCACTCTACCAAGAGATGCGCCGGATGGGCGTTCCACTCAGCGAGTTCACCCCCGGCAAAGGGCAGGACAAGATCAGCCGAGTCAACTCGGTGACGGACTTGTTCTCCTCGGGGATGGTGTGGGCACCCGACCGTCGTTGGGCGTTTGAGGTCATTGAAGAGTGTAACGACTTCCCGGCAGGGCGCAACGATGACTTGGTTGATAGTACCTCTCTTGCTCTTATGCGTTTTCGGCAGGGTGGCTTTATACGTCTACCTTCTGATGAGCCAGAGCCGATCCAATTATTCCGATCCCGCCGACGCGGAGGATATTACTAAATGAGTATCGACAAGTCCCTGTACGCCGCCCCGCAGGGGCTTGGCGCATTGGATCAAGACCCGATCAGCGTAGAGATCGTGGACCCAGAAGAAGTGCATATCAAAGGCCCCGGCTTTGAGATGCACATGGAGCATGGCAACGAAACGGAGTTCGATGTCAACCTTGCCGAGTTGATGCCCGAGAATCAACTCATGTCGCTCGCCTACGACCTGTTGGGCGATGTCGAGGACGACATGTCGAGCCGCAAGGATTGGCTCGACACCTATGTCAAAGGTCTTCAACTCTTAGGTCTCAAGTACGAAGAACGGACGGAGCCGTGGCCCGGAGCGTGTGGCGTCTACCACCCGCTTTTGATGGAGGCGGCGGTCAAGTTCCAGTCCGAGACCATCATGGAGACCTTCCCGTCGGCGGGGCCGGTGCGCACCGTGATCATCGGCAAGGAGACGCCGGACAAGAAAGACGCTGCCGCGCGTGTCGAAGCGGACATGAACTTTGAGATGACCGAGATCATGCAGGAGTACCGCCCTGAGCATGAGCGGGCGCTCCTGACGGTGGCTCTTGCGGGCAACGCCTTCAAGAAGATTTATTTCGACCCGTCAATGGGGCGGCAGGTGGCTCCCTTCATCGCGCCGGAGGACATCATCGTCCCCTACGGCGCTGCCAACATTGAGACGGCGGAGCGCATCACACACCGGATGCGGAAGACCAAAAACGAACTGCGCAAATTGCAGGTAGCAGGGTTCTATCGCGATGTGGATCTTGGGGATCCATTGCGCGTCATGGACGAAGTTGAAAAGCGTAAGGCCGAACAGCAAGGCTTCAGCGCTTCGATGGACGAGCGTTTTCAGATTCTTGAGATTCATTGCAATCTCGACCTTCCCGGTTATGAGGATGAAGATGCGGCTGGCCCCACGGGGATCAAACTTCCCTACGTGGTAACGGTCGAGAAAGGCACTTCAACAGTCCTCGCGATCCGTCGCAATTGGTTGGAGGAGGACAAACTCAAACTGCGTCGGCAGCATTTTACGCACTACGGTTACATTCCGGGTTTCGGCTTTTATTACTTTGGTCTTATTCATCTCATCGGCGGTCATAGCAAAGCAGCGACATCACTGATCCGGCAACTCATCGACGCCGGTACGCTGTCCAACCTCCCCGGTGGCCTCAAGTCCAAGGGACTGCGGGTCAAAGGCGATGACACTCCCATCGCTCCGGGCGAGTTTCGCGACGTGGACCTTCCCTCGGGTTCCATACGAGACAACATCCTCCCCCTTCCGTACAAGGAGCCGTCGCAGGTGCTTGCGGCGCTCATGGACAAGGTGGTTGACGATGCACGCCGGTTTGCAGGTTCGGCTGACCTGAACGTCAGCGATATGTCGGCACAGGCCCCGGTCGGTACGACCTTGGCAGTGCTTGAGCGGCAGTTGAAAGTGATGGGGGCCATTCAGGCTCGCATCCACTATACGATGAAGCAGGAGTTCAAACTTCTCGCGGCAATCATTAGAGACAACACGCCGGAGAAGTACGACTATGAACCTGAAACTGGAAGCCCTTCTGCAAAACGTTCAGATTACGATCATTGCGACGTTCTACCTGTCTCTGATCCTAATGCATCCACAATGGCGCAGCGTGTGGTGCAGTATCAAGCAGTTCTTCAACTCGCTCAAACAGCGCCTCAAATCTACAATCTGCCGTTTCTTCACCGGCAAATGATTGAGACCATCGGGGTCAAGAACGCCGCGAAGATTGTGCCCATGAAGGATGACATGCAGCCGGTC